ACTATTAACAACAAAAATACCATGCTTTGTCTCAGCATCTTCCTCTTCAACGGGTTGATTACTTTGAAGCTTCTTAAGCTTATCCTGAGCAGCTTGAATTTTTAATTTCGTAACATCCTGCTCTTTAGCTCTAATAGTCTGTGTGAGATCGGCCATATATAATTTATTTATGTTAGAGTTTAGATAAAAACGTTAAAATCTGTTCCCTTAAAAAGCTAGCAACATCATGTTTAGGTAAGCCACGAATACTTTTTTCAAAAGATTCGTATACTTCTTCAAACTTTCCATCCATACCAAGGACATATTGTTTGGATTCAAGAATACCATTAACAAAAGCTTTAGGACAGCTTGGATCAGCTACACAATCAACTGCAATTAATCTCATTTCGTTAACACGATTAATACCATCTGATTGCTCTTCAAGTTGACCGAGGGCACGACTTGACATACCAACCTTAACTCCGTCGTTAATAAGCGAGCGAACAATTTGACCAACCGGTGTTGAAAGAACAATTGATTCACCAATAATAATATTACCGTCTTTACGTAGAGATGTCACCATATGACAGGCACGCTCAAGATCAACTTCTGCTGAAGCAGGGTGATTTAATTCGCCTAATGCGCGCTTCGGAATAACCATTTCTTGAACATAACGGTCAACTTCACGTGCCATATCTGATTCTGTATAAATTCTTTTGTTTTTATTTACCTCTTCGCAAGCCATATAAGGACCGCGAATCTTCATAACCGACTGACCTTTAAGATTTTTCTGCTCTTCGATATACTCAAATTGCTCTTCTGAAGCCGGTGTTTCAACTAATAGGCGTAATGACATAAAGATATTTATTATCTGAGTAGTTATTTATCTATACCTAACTCTTTTTCCGTTAGAATTAAAAAGTTATAACCGTGCTTATTACACCATTTTTTAGCGGCTTCCCATTTGGCTTGATTTTGAGCAAAACGAGCTGTCTCGTAAATCATTGTCGACATACGTTTTTTACCCTTTATTGGTGGCACGGTTTGCCCGCTTGGCTTAATTTCTATAATATATTTTTTTATTATATTGCCCTCTCGTATTGCTACAACACCATCTGTATAATAGCGGTGAACCTTATGATCAATAGGACTCACATAAGGTATAATTACAGCCTCAGATGCCCATTCAACAACATTAGGATTATCATCTGCCCATCGAAAAAACTTTAACTCCCACCCTGATCGATATACGGGTGATTCCTTTCCTATATATTTTAATTTGTTCTTTGGATTAAAAACGCCTTGCTTGAATTTACCTTTACCGTTAAGCGGTATCATAATATTAACCAATAAAGAACATAGGCGGAGCCGCATCACCAAAGCCAGGTGCTGCACCAGTAAAGAGTTTTTCCTCAAGCGCTTTTTTCTCTTCTAAACCTTGACTTAAAAGATCATTAAAATTCACCGTACCACCACCGAATAGTGCTGTATTAGCGTACTTGCCTCGAACATCACCAACAGCAATCTTACATAAAGCTAACGCATATTGGAATACCCATTGCTCTTTTATAACATCGCGAAGCGGTCTCTCAACATAACATGCTACAGTACCCCAGAACTGACTACCGGAGCCTGGTGTACGCGGCGGGGGGTAAAAAACGAGTGTCTGTGTACGTTCATCAAACGTGAACGAACGACGAGTTGCTAGTAGCTTATCTCTCACCTCGAGCCAATTCTTTAAAGTATACCAGCTGATAAGATCAAATCCATAGTTACCCATCGCGTAGCTAAAATATGTTTGCTGCGCTAAAGTCTGCTCAATGGTAAATAGTGTATTAATACCTGTTGATGAACCTTCTTCAAAATTAAAAATATCAATAACTTTCCTGTAATCCATTGTATCATAATCAAAACAATTAACCGTTTGTTGTTGACTATTACTTGAAGGTGTAAAGAGATTAGCAACTGTGCTGTTAAAGTTTATAACACTTAAATAAGCAGTAGTTGTAAGAATCTGATTTTGAAAAATACCAGTCGGATATGTACCAGACAATGTTGTCGATGTATTAAAGAAGCTAGCAGGTATAGTAGAAGTCGTAGCATAGACTGTTGTTACAGGCTTATTAATGCGATTAAAGTAAGGTGTTATACTAAACAAAGCATCAAGCTTAATACCAACACCATCGACGTATAAATCAGAATTAAAAATAAGATATTCTTCTGTATAGCCTGCATATTTTGTAAACATTTCACAAGCTATAGAGATAAACTCAAATAACTGATCTTGGTGAATTTCAATATTAATCATTGGTGCACCAAGTGAGCGTGTAATACGATCTCCAAGACGACTAAATGATTGAATCTTACTAGTTAAGTTAGTACTCTGAAAAGCAGAAATTGGTGTTACAGCAGAGCAGTCCATGATATTATTTATTAAGCAGCGGGTGCCTCGGGCGCTGGTGCTGCCGCGCCAGCGACTTCAGGTGGTGTACCCGCTTCAGGTGGAGCTTCTTCTCCACCTACTGGAGCTGGACCAAAGGCAGGTGGTGTACTGGCTCCAGCACCTCCAGCAGCTGGAGCTGCTCCAGGCATAGTCCCACCAGTAAGAGATCCAGCCTCACGCCAATCTGGGCCTGTATTCTCAATTTGTGCGAGTTCCCACATAAGCTCTTTATCCTTACGCAAGAATTCACGGTTTGCCATAACTTCTGAATCCGTCCAACCGAGATATTTCTTTTGAGCATATGTCTTAGAGACAAAGTCGCTTGTAGTAATTGTATTAAAATTTTCAGCTCTAAGTTGAAATTTTTGTTGTTCGCGTAATTCGTAGAAGTTTGTTGGTACATTAAATGTAAGGTCGATGTGAGCATCTCTAAGCTTCATTTCATCATATATACCTTTAAGTTTTAAATGTGTAACAAAACCGTTTTTTAAACCAGAGGCGAAGCGTTGCTGTTGACGAATTACAAAGCGTGCAAACTTAAGCTCTTCTCTTAGAATATCAGCTCCATCCTTATAAGGATCATCTGGATTGAGACGAGTTGATGGTACTTTAAGTGATTTATAAAGTTTCTTTACAAAGTACATTAAGTCGGTTAATTCACCGAGGTTAGCACCGCCAGCAAGTTGTGTTACGGAGGTTCCCTCTGAGCCTTGACGCTTAGCAAACCAAAAGCTATCAAGCATGGACTGAGGATTAAATTTCTGTACCGTCGCACCTTGATCAGCGTCGTATGTACGCTTTGACCAGTAGTTGGTCATGAGTTTGCGTAAATAGGCCTCTGCTTTTGGTGGTGACATTGTACCGACATCAACGTTAAAGACGAGACGTTCAGGTGCACGTACCAGGCGGTAAATTACAATTGAATCTTCAATTAAACTTAACTGGCGATAAGCCCGTCTTGCATTCTCAATAAACGGTAAACGTAAATTTTTATTTTCATTCCAAATACCAGAATTAACATATGTAACCTGGTTAATATCCATCGGAATAAGTTCAGTTCTAGCAATCTTACCCGGATTTTTGGAGTCGTAAATCGGCTTACGTAAAATATAACCTTTTACAATCATATTCTGTACATTTTCAAAAACAGGATCAACAACGTCAGCTGGAATAGATATTACACCTAAAATACCTTCCTTAGGGTGGTGTTTATGAATAATATGCTCCCAGTAAACCTCAGCGTCGACAAGCATTTGACGTACATACTCCCAGCCCTTATGCTCTAAATCAAAATAACTAATATATTTCTGAAATTCTTTCTTAATTTTATTCTTTTGATTATCAGAAAGATTTGAATCAACAAAATTTAATTTAACAATCTCACCTTGATCATCTTTATTAATAAACTCATCGCAAATTTCATCCAATGCGTCAGCAACTTCTGAATACGCTGCCATAACGCGGTAATCCATAAGCCGACGACCTTTGTCAGGCTGGATATTTGCATACATGAAGTCATGATAGTCTTTATTCTGTAGAATGCTTGCGTACTGATCATCAGTCATCGATATCGATGATGATACAGATTGACGTGTTAATGCCCCTATTCTATCTGTCCCTCTACCATAAAAGAGCTCATACTTAGGATTCAACATCTTAATCTTTTCATTGACATCATAAGACTGGTAGGGAAGCTTAGAAGATACATACTTCATTAATTCCCGTCCAAATGTACTTTCTCTATTTGAATCAACCATAAATCAACACAATTACTTAATACCTATTTAGTATAATACCAATTATAAATATGTGTTTACAACCGTGTTTGATGTCGTATAGGTAACAGGTGGTGTAATTTGCGGGAACGCGTAAGTTGAAACAGTTTCGGTAGTAGTATTAAGATTTGGATCAGTATTACTTTTATTTGTGTAATTAATAGCTGTAAGCTCGTTAACCGATGTTAGCAGGCTTGGTACATAAAAATTACTATCAATATAGAATATATTTCCGACAGAATTTTGCACAGACGGAAAAAGCCATCCTTTAATTGTAAAGGACGTATCCCCTACTATTTTATATTTATCTGTTGATTGTATGTCGGTTGGATACGTTAAATTAACGTTACCGCTCCATAATACTTCACTGCGTATTTCCTGAGGCGTGGCAAACCCCTGTGGAGATAAATCTAGCGGTACCTTCCAAGAGAGTATGATATAAGGGTTATTATAAGGTATAAAATTTGACAAAATTTGATCCATATCTGTCTGGTATTTTGTCATAATTGACATATTAACGGTTATATTAATAGGGACTGGGCTGTTATAGTGTGTTGATGTTGCTCCGGGGTTGGTATCGCTAGTTCCATTAGCAAAGTAATACCCATTAATTTTATTAAAAACTCTTACTTCGTCTCGACTTACATTACTGATACTAACGGAAACGACAGGTACGGTTATATTCTGAGCTAAATTTACAAGATCATATAACACCCGTTGTTTAGGTGCATAAACATAACGAACCTGTACTTTGTTTTGCGGGACACGGTTATTATCGTATCTATTAATAATAATGTCATCAAATGCTGATACAAATTGTGTCAGCAAATCTTTTATTTCAAAGTGATATGTTTGGTTTTTAATAAAAAGGCCTCCCTACATTTATTTATCAATGTATTCGATCGATAAAATATTTAGGAAGCTTTGATTTCGCTCTTTTAACTACATTTATAAAATTACCGTCCAGAATATATGTACTTGAATAGTCATCTTTGCTACGGGTAGCACGACCAGAGGCTTGGACAACTGCGTTTAACATCTTATTCTCGTACCAGTCCTTATCTAATTCAAAAAGTTTCTTGATTCGCTTAGAGCCTAG